TATGAATAAAGATTTAAAACGATTATTAGATTTTGTTAACCAAATGAAGGCTACTTCTTCTCTTAATGAGAAAAAGGTTATTATTGGTACTATTAAGAACGATGAGTTCATTAAACGGGCCTTAAAATACGCCTATGACCCCTATAAGAAGTACTATGTTACTTCTGCAACTTGCAAGAAAAGATCTGATTTATATGAACTTCCAGTCTTTGCTGATCTGTTCTGTATATTAGATGATTTGAATAGTAGGTATTATACCGGTCATGATGCAATTGGATTAGTAAATGGGTTTATTAAAGAACAAGATGGGCAATTTGAAGATCTAATTTTTTCAATTATTGATCGTAATTTGGAACTTCGTGCTTCTGCATCAGTTATTAACAAAGTCATTCCTGGATTGATTCCAACCTTTGATGTTGCCTTAGCTAATAAGTTTGATCCTAAACGAGCTGATTGGAACGATGTATGGTTAGCATCTCGTAAGTTAGATGGTGTACGATGTATTACAATTGTCGATATACAAGGTAACGTAAAATGCTATTCACGTCAAGGTAATGAGTTTGAAACATTGGATGTGGTACGAGAGGCCGTTAAACAAATAGGACTTCGTGGTGTTGTATTTGATGGAGAAATTTGTTTAATGGACAAAGATGGTAATGAAGATTTTCCGGGTATCATGAAACAAATCAAAAGAAAGAATCATACTATTGACAATCCTCGATATGTGATGTTTGATTATTTAACCTTATCAGAATTTGATGATAAGATGAGTGAAATGCCGTTAACTGGTAGGTTAGGTAGATTTGCTAAGATTGCATCATATATAGAAAATTCTATATATTTAAGTGTATTAAATCAGGTAGTAGTTAATGATGATGATCATTTTGCTAAATTAAGTGCAGAAGCAGAAGAGTTAGGACATGAAGGTCTTATGGTAAGAAAGAATGTTGGTTATGAAGGTAAGAGAACTCAAAACTTATTGAAAGTTAAAAAGTTTCATGATGCAGAATATCAAGTTATAGATTTAGATTTTGAAGACCACCGTGTTATCCGAGAAGGTAAAGAAGTTGTAATGCCAATGTTAGCTCAGGTATGGATTGAGCATAAAGGTTATAAAGTAGCAGTTGGTTCTGGATGGAACCAAGAACAACGAATTCGTTACCAAAAGAATCCTAGCGAGTTAATTGGTAAAACAATTACCGTTCAATACTTTGAAGAGACTAAGAATCAGCAAGGAGGCCTTTCATTACGGTTCCCGACCGTTAAGCATGTCTTTGAAAATGGAAGAAATTGCTAATCAATTATTTGTTTATTTGTAAAATTTTTCTTATATTTAAAATATGAATGAAAACGTAAGACTAGGTTATGCCTGCGTTAACATGACGTTAACCGAGAGGCCAAAAAAGTTAGGTGGTAGAGTTACAACTTCTCGTACGGCTAGAAAGGCTAGCTGGTATTCGACGCGCGACTTGTCATTGTTAGGCGAACGTGCATTACTAAACGCTACTGACTTGTTACATTATCTGAAATGGAACGAAGACCATAACATCAAATTATTTCGTGTAGGTTCTGAATTAGTGCCATGGCATGATCAATTCGAATTACATGAGCTTCCTCAGTATGATGAGTTAGCAGCTAAGTTATTAGAATGTGGTAATTATGCTCGTGAGCATGGTCATCGACTAACTACTCATCCAGGACCATTTCATGTGTTAGGCTCCCCGCATGAGCATGTTGTTGATAAGACTATTATCGGTCTCGAACGACATTCCGAGCTATGGGACCTTATGGGCTATGCGCCATCTCATGAGAACAAGATTAATATTCATATTGGCGGTGCTTATGGCGACCATGAGACTACTGCAACCAGATGGATCAAAAACTATTATCGATTATCTGAAGCATGTAGAGCTCGTTTAGTTGTTGAGAATGATGATAAGCCTTCCATGTATAGTGTGCGTCAATTGTATGACTTATTCCATCGCGAGACTGGCATACCTATTACATTCGATTATCATCATCATATGTTCCATCCGGCCGGCCTCAGTGAATATGAAGCGTTACAGATGGCTGCCAGTACATGGCCAGATGATGTTAGACAATGCACTCATTATAGCGAATGTCGTAGACATGAGTTCCAACGTAAGTTCGAAGCTAAAATGGCTAAGCAGAATATTCCATTGAATGAAGTGCATGAATGGCCAACGTTTGCTAAAATGAAACATGACATAGATAAGATACGTATGCAAGCTCATTCCAATTATATCAAAGATGAGATACGTACTTATGATATGGATTTAGATATTGTAGTAGAAGCTAAAGCCAAAGAATTGGCAGTTTTACGATATCGCGATATTTATCAATATAATAAAAAGGTTTTACTATGAAAGACAGAGAAAATGTATTAAGACGATTAGATGAAGCAGATAACATGATCATGATCATGCAACAAAGCATTGAGCGTGGATTAAAAATAGATCCAGTAGAAGCACAAAATCGTTTTAGAAATATCCGTCAAAAATTACAGTTTGTGACAGACCGCGTGACCGCAAGTTAAATATGAAACGTAAATTACTTCCAATTGTTATAGCATTATCTGCTTTAGCAGTATCTGCCTCTGCAGCATTTTATTCAGTTTATGGATTAAGTAAATTGTTTGCAGGAGCTAGTACACAAGTAATTATAATGGCTAGTTCTTTAGAGTTTGCAAAGTTAGTTGTAGCATCTTTATTATATCAATATTGGAATAGTATAAATAAAGTATTACGAATATATCTTTCTATATCCGTATTCATATTAATGGTTATAACATCAGGTGGTATTTATGGATACTTATCTGGAGCATATCAAGAGACTGCAAATGAATCGGAGTATTTAGATAGACAAGTTGCTATTATAGATCAGAAACGTACACGATTCGAAGAACAACGAAATGATTTAAAACAATCTGTAATAACGTGGACGGAGGCTTTAAGTAATCCAACGAAGATACAATATGTAGATAAAGAATCTGGACAATTGGTTACGACAACATCATCACGCCAGCGTAAATTATTGCAATCTCAATTAATAGAAGCTAAAACTAATTTAAATGCAGTAACTGATTCTATTGCGAAATTAGATGTAGAAATATTAGAACAACAGATAGGAAATGATACTGCTCGTGAATTAGGGCCTTTGAAATATTTATCGAATTTATTAGACATAGAAATGGATAAAATCATTAATTGGTTTTTACTATTAATTATTTTTGTATTTGATCCATTAGCTATATCTATGGTGGTAGCCGCAAATTTTGCATTTACTCAAATAAAACCTAAAAATAGAAATGAAGATTATTTTATAAATCGTAATCGCGAATTAGAACGTAGAGTAGAAGGAAGTTTACCAGAAGGAGCGGAATGGGGTAAATATTATTCTCTTAAAGATAACAATTATTTTGATCCTAATGATGTTGATGAATTGAAACATTGGCAAGAAGAATTAGAGAAAGATGAAAATCTAGAAATTACAGACGATGATGAAAAACGAATGGATGTAATTGGTCAGAATGGAAATGATGGTTTACATTATGATACCGGTTCAATCGAACATATAGAAAAAGATATATATAACGAAAAAGAAAAGAAAGATCCACCAACTCGTACTCGCGGTAGTGGATATTGGTTTTAAATAATAAATAATAATTATGGCTAGAAAGAAAAAAGTTACACATCAATTTAAATCTCGTATACGAGATGGTCAACACGAAATGATCTGCAGAAATAGTATTGCAGATGAATCTTATTTTGCATGGGAACATTTAAAAGACTCTACACGATGTAATCGTTGGACAAGAGTTACAGCTAATACAACATCTGTGTTATGTTCTTTTTGTACATGTAAAACAGTACCACCTCCTGAAATACGTAAAGGATATGTATCTAAAGGACGACCGCGTGGCTGGCAATTTATGAAAGAGTTTGTTGATAAGGATGGAAATGTATTTCATAAAGGTGTTGAGCAAACTAAACTTAAAGGTACTCGTCCTGTTACAAAAATAGAACCTAAGCAATCTAAACGTAAATTATCTAAAGGCGAAAAAGCTAATTTAGAGCAGTCTATATTACAACAAATGGCTATGGTTAGAGGTCAGGTAAAGAAGGCTCGATTTAAAAAGGATATCAAGTCGGGTCAATCACAATTAAAACGTTTAGAACGTCAATTGAAAAAGATTCGATAATGGATATACAAAACAAATATGAAATATTAGATACTTCCGATTGGTCTGTATGGAAAAATAAATATCTAGATCCTATTATTCAAAATGGCGAATGGGATTTAATAATAGATCACCTAGGCGATGAAGTATATGAATTTCCACTTTTTACAAAAAAGTTTTGTAATGAAATAATTGAAATGACTGAAGAATTAAATAATTGGACATATGCTAGACATAAGTATTATCCAACTACTGATGTGTTATTGCAAGATATTGGTATGAATGATATTTACAATAAGGTTATTAACGAAATAATTCGTCCAATGGTAATTCATATTTGGACATTACAAGGTAAGAATTGGGATAAATTAAATTCAGAAAATTTTCTTGCAAGATATCTACCAGATGCTCAATCGCATTTATCTTTACATCATGATCATAGTCATTTAAGTTTAGTTGTCAAATTAAACGATGAATTTGAAGGTGGTGGAACATACTTTCCTAAATATAATTTATTATCAAATCCTAAACGGATTGGAACAGGTACTATACATCCTGGACAAATAACTCATAGGCATGGCGCTAGACCTATTTATTCAGGTAAACGATATATCATTGTTTCATTTATAAAACAAAATAGTTATAATATTTAAAAAAGATTTAATAATTCTTTGAATGTTGTAAAAAATTCTTTATATTTAATAAATTAATAAAGGTAATAGATGAGTATATACGACGAAAAGGTTCCAGAAACGAATCAGAATATAAAAGAAAAAGAAGAAAATGGCTCATTATATGAAGCCTTGCATAATCAACTAGCAACTTTAGTCGATTATAATGATTCAATAATATTTCTTAATGATGAAATAAATGATCATACATTAACTGATCTTATTATACGCATGCGAAGTTTGCTACAAAATCGTGAAGACAAAAAAGCACCAGTTAATTTAATGATAAATTCGCCAGGCGGTGATGTTCATGAAATGTTAGGTATTATTGATTATATGGAATCATTAGATGTTAAAGTTAATACAATCTGCAGAGGTAGAGCATTTTCTGCCGCGGCAATTATACTAGCATGTGGTACTGGTAACAGAATGATGAGTAAACGATCAACTGTCATGTTTCATCAATCATCTAGTTTTTTAGGAGGTAAGATGAGTGACATATCCGCGTACTTAGATAATGTTAAAAATATAGAGAAAACTATATATGATATATTAGCAGAAAAAACTAATAAAGATCAAGCATGGTGGAAAGATAATATGAAATCAGATTTATATTTAACCGCTGAGCAATTAAAAGAATATAACGTAATTGATACAATAATATGAAATTAACAGCAAATCAAATAGCAGAAAATTGGGACGAATTATTAAACGTAATTAAAACAGAATTTACAGGAACTCGTAAAGATAAATTATTAGCAATGTATACTGATATGGAAGATCGTATGGCCATGGCACCGGCTTCATCTTATAGTCATTTTCATAACGCATTTGCCGGCGGATATGTTGAACATGTTTTGCGTGTAATAAAATGTGCTAAAAAAGTATATACATTATGGACAGATATGGAAGCTGATATGTCTGGTTATACATATGAAGAGCTTATCTTTACCGCATTAAATCATGATATTGGTAAGATGGGATTTCCTGGCGATGGTAATGAAGTTTATCAGTGGAATGATTCTGAATGGCATAGAAAGAATCAAGGTAAGGAATATAAAATTAATCCTAATAATCCGTTTACGTTAGTAAATGATTTATCTATCTGGTTACTACAACATTATGGAATTGAAATTTCATGGAATGAAATGTTAGGCATTAAATTAACAGATGGGTTATATGACGATTCTAATAAACCTTATTTTATATCTAGGTCAGCTGATGCAAAATTAAAAACAAATTTGGGTTATGTAATGCATCAAGCCGATTCAATGGCTGCTAGAATAGAGTATGAACGTTGGAATAATAATAAACCTATTACTAGTAATGCTCCTAAAAAGAAAATAACTAGTCCGCAAACTCAAATTAATGCTAATAAAATGTTTAACGAGTTATTTGGAGATTAATACATGACAACAATTATAATATTATCAGTAATACTAACTATTTCTATTTTAATTAATTTTAATCAAATGCGAAAACAAGAAGCATTAGAAGAATATATCGAAGAGTTAGAAAATTCTAATACAGAATATTATCAATTTTTTACAACTTTAAAATCACGCATGAATGAATCAAATTCCAAATTAAAACAAATCGATCGGTTAGGTTCTTTTGAAGCTGATGATGAAACTGGATTTATTTTTACTGAATTACGTGATATGGTTGATGAATTAAATAAAGGATTTTAATGAAAAAATTAAGTCCTGTAGATAAATTTTATGAATGGTTGGCGTTAGAACAAGCTGATATTGAAACTAATGGTCCTAAAAAACGTCGTGGTCGTAAACCTACTAAAAATATGTATTTTACATATATAACTGATAAAGCAATTATTGCGTATAATAAAGAGTCTAGTTATGCTAAACGTAATAAAGTTTTTCGTGAGCATATTAATTATCCCTTCAATAAATTAGTAGAAAATATATATCATACATTTAGATTTTCATATTTTGACGTACCATACGAAGATATTAAAGCAGAAGTTGTTGCATTTTTAACTGAAAAAATAGGAAAATTTCAAGAAGGTAAAGGAAAGGCGTTTTCTTATTTTTCAATAGTTGCTAAAAATTATCTTATCATACAAAATAATGCAAATTATGCTAAAATGAAATTACGAACTGATACTACTGAAATTGATGCTAATAGAAATGTTAGTGCAGAAGTAGCATTATCTGATCATCAAGATTCGTTACGTGATTTTACTGATTTATGGGTAGATTGGTATGATGATCATATAAATACTATATTTTTCAATAAACGAGATATTATAGTAGCAGATACAATATTAGAATTATTTCGTATACGTGAAAACATAGAAAATTTTAATAAAAAAGCTTTATATATTTTAATAAGAGAACGTACTGGTCTTAAAACACAGAATATAACTAAAGTACTCAATGTCATGCGACGTGATTATATGAAAATGTATGCTGTATATCGCAAATCCGGGCATATTATTAACATAAATCATTAGTCCTTATATTTATATAAAAGGATTTCATGAATACAGATTTCGAATTATTTCAAGGAACAAATTTTTCTGATTTGATGCGTGACATATATCATAATCAAAAAAAGAAATCTAGACAAATTGACGGTCTTATAAAAGAGTTACAACCGTTAATAAAAAATTCAGGTGATGCATCTGTTCTAGTTCCTATGATAAAAGATTATCTAGAAGTTTCTGTGAAAAATGATGATGCTTTAGTTAAATTAGCAGCAATTGTACAGCGTTTAATATCTGCAACAAATAAAGAATCTGATGATGGCGAATTTGGATTATCTGACGAAGAACGTCGTAGGTTATTAGAAGAAGCTGAATCTGAAGTTAATAAGCTTCAAGCTGAAAGTAAGGAAATAGATGCCGGACAAAATCGACCTATTGATGGGTCAGGTAGTTCAGACCGACGACCCAACTCAGTTTGATGAATTTAAAGATCAAAATGATATAGATTATTTACCAGGTACAATAATTGTTAGATTACGTGGTACTGGTCATTCTATCGCACAAGAAGTAGCTGCAATACCAGCAAATCCTAATTTTCTTAATATACCATTATATGGCGAACAAGTAATTGTTTTTAATGCAATAGATGGTCGTACAGAAGATACCAAAACTGATTTATATTATTATATGCCATGGTTAAATGCTCATGGCATGATGAATAATGGTATAATGCCATACATTCATGATACAATACCAGAAGATAAAGGATATGGAACATACGCCGTATCATCTCCATTCAAAAGTAAAGAACCAGAACAACGTTCATTCGAAGAAAAAAATATAGTAACAATACAACCTTATCAAGGAGATAGTATAATACAAGATCGATTTGGTTCTTTGTTACGGTTTACTAGTACTCATAAAACTTTAGATCCATATTCTCAAGAACCATTCTGGGATAGTGAAAATGCAGGCGATCCATTAGTTGCATTATCATGTGGCGTTGATGGTACCGAACAGGAAGGATATTTTACTATTGAAAATCCGGATAAGGATGCGGCATTTATTTATTTATCAAAATCACATAAAATAAGTAATCTAACGTTGGCACAACCAAAAGTAGGAAAAGAAGTAAAGCCTGTTAGTTCGTATGATAAATCTCAAGTTATTATAGGTTCAAATCGTTTAATTTTTAATGCGCGCACAGAAGAAATTGTATTAGTTGCTAAAAAAGATGTTAAAATTGCGACACCGGCTTGGCAAACTGATATGGATGAATTTTTTACATTGATGTTAGCATTTTTAGATGAAGTGATAAAACAAAACCTGAATATACAAGCAGGTCATGCGGAAATAGGAACTGTGGCACAGGAAAATGCATTGGAAACTCATATTTCTCCGGAAACCGGTTTGCAGACTAGTCCTCCGACAAATAATGGACAGTATGTGGCATCAAATGTTCGATCGACTGTAGCTAATACAAATGAATCATTAGATATCGAATCTCAACTTCGATCAATACGCGAAGACTTCGCAAATATGCGCCAATAATATAGTGTAACCATATTTATTAAAAAGGATAATACTATGAGTTCAAAATCATTTACAAAATTATTACGTAAGATTATTCGTGAAGAAGTACAGACAGCTGTACGAGATGTATTAACAGAAAACGCGACAAATCATAAACAAGTTATATCACATGGATTGCAAATGAATGAAATGGCAAATACTCGTCCTAAAAAACAATTCACAAAAAATTCAATGTTAAATGATTTATTAAATGAAACAGCAGCCGCTCCAGTCTCTGCAGAAATGACAGATTGGAATACAATGAATTTCAAATCAGAAATGGCACAAGCTTTTGGAATGGAAACTTCTCCTTCAGTTGTTCCCATGACAGGTATTAATGGAGAATCAGTTAATATGAATAATAAAAAAGTGGCTACCACAGTTAATGCAATGACAAAAGATTATTCAGCACTAATGAAAGCGATTGATAAAAAGAAAGGTAAATAATGTCAAGACCAGTTTATCGATATCAACCTATTAATGAAACTCCAGATAAAGCAATTGGTATATTATTACCATTTAATAATTCTGCAAATGCGCGATCAGCTGATCCAAATTTAAATTATGCATCTGGAAGTAGTTCCGGAAAACAATTATTTGGTCAATCATTTTCTACTGAAGAACAGGTTATATCAAACTTAAAAAATTTGTTATTGACTCGTAAAGGTGAACGAGTAATGGAACCTTTATTTGGTACTGATATTTTTGATAAGTTATTTGAAAATAATACATTAGATTTAAGAACATCATTGCAGAAAACATTAACAGAAGATATTGAATATTGGTTACCATATATTATCATAAATGGTATTGATATCACGTCAAGTGAAGATATGCATACTATTACAATATTAATACATTTTACAATAACTAGTATAGGTGCAAATTTAGTAATTAACGTATTGGCATCCGAAAATTCATTAGTGGTAAGTGATGCAACACCGGATTTAGAATTACAACCTATATCAACAGATGGATTATTGTAAGTAAGAGGCAGCTATGAGCAATTTAATTAAAAAAGATGTTAAATATTTAAACAAAGATTTTGCCCAGTTTAGACAAAATTTAATAAACTTTGCAAAAAATTACTTTCCAGATACATATCAAGATTTTAA